CCGTGATCTTGGCTTTTTCACGGGCAAGCTGTTCCAAGACTTCTTCCCAATCCAAACCTTGGCTGGCACATTCATCTTCCAGCGTGGAAAGACCGATTTGCATACGTATATGTGCGGCTTTGGCTTCTTTAACAGGATCAACCCAGCCACGACCGGGGCCGATCCATTTGCACCGTGTCCATGCGGCTTTGTTCTCATAAAAATCAGGGGCTTCAATCAGCCCCTTGTTAATTGCTTCTTCCAGCCACAATTCATAAACAGGTCTGGCCCAGTAGGTGGCAAGCCACTGGCGCTGCGCCGAGAAATACCGCCACGCTTCCAAGAGTGCAGCGCGGGCGCTTGAATAATTGGTTTTGGAAAAATCCTTCATCAACAATTCAAACGGAATGTTGAGGCCCGCACCAATATGACGCAGGACATTTTCGACGAACTGGCCGTATCCGCTATTGGGGCGGCTTGGCGTAAAGGGTGCGACTTTATCACCTGGGAAAATTGGAATAATTGATCCACCCTGCAGGCGGATATCCCATTCATTACGAGCGGCGAGATAATCATCTACGCTGCCACCAAACATCTCGCCGATACTTTCGCCATCCAGCGGTGTTTCAATAAATGCCGCAATCATGGCATTCACCACCGCCGCTTGAAGCTCTGATCGCTCGTAATGATCCAACATTTTAAACATCGGCATAATGGAAGTCAGAAGCGGTTTCCCGCGATGCTGGCCTGTGCGCTCTTTATCATGAATATGCAGAACGCGGCGGCGACCGAAGCTAGTTGCAAACGGAATGCGCTCCCAATCACTGATATCAACGCCAAATCCTAAATAGGCATCGCCGGGGTGGCTTTTGCGGATATGATAGGCGCGCGGCGCACCGTAGCTATCGATCTCAATACCAGCGCGCAGATATTTACTATCCTGCTTGCCGTTCGGGTTACACAGGCGATCTGCTTCCACCAGCTGAATGGTGGTTGCGAATTTTGCGCCTCTGTTTTCCAGCCACAGTGGTAACGCCAGCGCTTCACCGTTCACAATGCTGGAGCGGAACACGAGGCATGTCATGCCAGAAAATGTCAGGCTTTTGGCGGCGTCACAATCCGTGCTTTCTGCCCATGCTCGCCAAAGAGATTCCACCCCGCGCGACCAGTCATCCGCCCATGTTTTATCTTTGCCTAAGGCTCGATAATCAGGTGTTGCCGATAAACGCAAACCCGTGCCGACCACATTATCGGTGAGCGTTTGCATTGCGCCCGCCGCCACGCCATGGTTACGGCTTAAATCCCGAGAGCGTGATACCAACGTCGGCAATTCACCCAGCAAATCACTATCGGCAGAGCCTAAAGGTGGTAACCAGCTGGAAAGCTCCCGCGCACGATGCGATGCCGCGCGGTGCGCCGTATCGCTAACTTTTAATGGATTACCTGCGCTATCTAAAAGTTGAACCATATTTTATTATCCTTAAAAACTCGTGCGGATAATGCCACGGCGGGCAGATCCGCTTTTCTTGGCAATTTCTGCTTCAAGCTCGTGAATATAACGCTCCAATGCTTCAACATTGGCGGTGCTATAGGTGGTTGAGCCATAGCCATGCAGACTGACGGTCACTTCTTGCGATCCTGTCAGCAAGCGATGACGCGCTTCCTTTGCCTGTACCAATCGGCTTTGCAATTCCAGCAATGTGTCGGTCATAAGAGATACTCCTTATAAATACGGATCATCAGCCTTGATCACCTTGCGTTGAGGCACTCTCGGCTTTTGACTAGGCGTTTGTTTCGGGTGTTCTGGCGTTGCTGTCACAATAGGCACGGGCATTTCCACGCCCTTAGTTGGAATAATGACCTCTTGTTCGAGGCTTTTTTCCAACGCACGCCATTTATAATCAGACATACGATCCAGCCCATAAATGCTGGCTGCAGCCCGCGCATAAACACGGCAATCCAAGGCTTCGTTATTACGGCTTGGATCTTTCTCCCAAACTTGCTTCGGAAAACCGCGCACCACACGGGTGATGCAACGCTCTGCCGTCAGCTGTTTAAAATACTCCTCGCCATATTGCGGGAAGTGACAACTGCCGGGCGGATACGCCACGCCATCGTCTAAATCTTTATCCGTTGGCCATTCCAGTTTTAACCAGCGATAAAGCTCCATCTTCGCCACAGGGCCAGAGACGTTCCAAACGCGAAGCCCTCGACGCTTTCCGCCCGTATCGGCTTTTGAAACACTCAAGATCAGCGCTGTGTCGCGTTCCTGTCCCTTAATGGCAACCACGGTGCGCGGTTGGCTGGCACGAGCGCCGGAACCACCCCAAACAGCCTGTGGATGCTGACGCACAAAGGCGTAAACATCCTGCGTGGCATAACCTGAATCCACCGCCATCACCCGAATGGGCATGGTGTGACCAGAGGCGTGAGGCCAATCACGATCCAAGACTTCGAGCGCAAGGCGATCCCATGTATCTTGGCGGGCGGTGTCGCCATCAATGATAATGTAATCCACCGACCAGTTTTGTTTGTTACGCCCCCAAGCTACCACTTCACATTCAAGACGGTCTTTTTGAACATCCACACCAGCGGTGAGGAATAAACCGCCCATCGGCACAACGCCTTGGCTGTATTTTTCACGGCGCTCATAAATGCGCTGCCATTCCGGCGCTTCGGATGATTCCTCATAAGGTTCACCCAGCACCGTATTGACAAAACCTTTCATGAGATCGGGATTGCGCTTGGCTTCTTCAAACAGCGTTGCCGCATCCGACCAGCTAAACCACCCCACAGGGCTGTAAAGCGATGAGAGGTGATAGCCAACCGTGCCGTCGACACTTTCTGCCGTTGCCCGCCATTCACCTTTGGAAAGGAGTAATGTTTTCTCATGATTATGCATGAGATGCCCGCAAGACTCGCAAGCATACTTCGCTTCTTCAGGCTCACCCTCAGGCCAGCGCAATTGCGTAAATCGCAAATGCTGGTAATGGTCACATGATGTACAAGGAACAAAAAAATAGCGCTGATCGCTTTTTTCAAACTCACGCTGCACACGGGATATTCCTTTCACTGTTGGCGTACTCACCATAAAAATCTTACGGCGCAGGCGGAATGTTGCGCTTCGGCGTTCGGCCAGCAGGATCGGATCACCTTCGCCGCCAACGTCCCCTGGATACGCATCAATCTCATCCATAAACAAATACCGTGCAGGCATAGAGCGCAGACCCGCCGCCGAATTCGCACCCGTCATAATCAGCAAGCCGCCGTCAAACTCTTTGCTCAGGATCGTATTGCCACTGTCACGCTCACGGGCAGGCTTCACACGTTCGCGCAATTCTGGCGTTTCCTGCAATAATGGCTCAATCCGCTGCTTCGAATTACGCTTGGCAAGTTCCACGGTTGGCGATACCGCCATCATAGGCCCCGGCGCCATATGGATGATATAGCCAATCCAGTTATTACCGGCTTCCGTCCCGCCAACCTGTGCGCCTTTCATAAACACAATGCGCTGTGCGGGCGAGCTGGTGGAAAGCTGGTTCATTACCTCCTTAAGGTATGGTGTGCGGGATGTTTTCCATTCTCCAGGTTCGGCTGCGGATTTGCCGGATAACAAGCGGTATCTATCTGCCCAATCGGCAACATCATAATGCGGTTCGGGGGTGAAACTTTTGAGGTAGACGTTTTGAACAAATGCTGCGTCATACTCAATCGAAATTGAGCTTTCCCTCTCCAATGTCATTTAAATGCTCCCTCACATAGCGCTCTAACGCCTGATGAAGAGCGTGTTCGTCAATGCCCAGATCAGCAGCCATCAAGGCCGACACACGCGCAGGCCAATTCAGCCAGCTATCCCGAACCTGCCGCCCCAGTTTGTAAACCTGCGCTTTTACTTGATCTTTATTAATCAGCTGACCTTTCTTCTCCTGCAGGGCAAGCTGGGTTAGCTGGGCTTTGTAAAGCTCGTGAGCAGTTTTGATTTTTGTAAATGTTGGCTTGCCGTTTGCGGCGGGAATATTCTCAGCCATGGCGGGCAAACCCGTATTGATTTTGGCTTCATCGGTGTTTTCTTTCCATTCTTGATCCGCGCGATCAACATCGATTGTGCCGTCATCATTGGGGGTAATGCGTCCCGTTTTAATAGCTTTACGCACCGCGCCCTCGGTTACACCGCGCAATGTGGCGTATTTCCTGATTGAAAGTCCCATATTATCTCACTTTTTAAGGATTATTGACTTGATAAGCGTTTGAATTGAAGCGTTCATGACATCATCAACAATCAAGAAAGGAATGATCATGACGACACAAACAGCAGATAAAAACACCGAAACAAAACCAGCAGAGGACGCACCAAAAATCACCAAAAAGGCC